TGTATTGATCTAAAATACGAATTGCTTGAGTTCTGAATTCTTGAACTGTTGTAACAGGAACCATCATAATTCTTGAAGAATCAATTCCTCGTTCTTCAATCATTTTCTTTGATGCGGCAGCTGATGTTAGTGGATATATTGACACAGGTTCGTACATATTTAACGCACTATTATCTGGTTCAATATATGATGGATTACCCGACAACAAAATTACAGCATTAGCTGGAGAATCAGCTACAGGTAAAACATTCTTCGCACTTGGAATGTGTAAACAATTCTTAGAAGATAACGCTGATGCAGCAGTTATCTATTTTGAATCAGAAAGTGCAACATCAAAGAAAATGATTGAAGAACGAGGAATTGATTCTTCAAGAATTATGATGGTTCCTGTTACAACAGTTCAAGAATTCAGAACTCAAGCAATTCGTATTTTAGATCAATACATGGAAGATAAAACAGATATGAAAATGTTATTTGTTTTAGATTCTCTTGGTATGTTGTCTACAACAAAAGAGATCGCAGATACGACATCTGGTGTTGAAACAAGAGATATGACTAGAGCTCAATTAGTGAAAGGAGCGTTTCGTGTATTAACACTTAAACTCGCGAAAGCTGGAGTTGCATTGGTCGTGACAAATCATACTTACGATCAAATGGGACTGTTTGCTAAACGAGTTATGGGTGGTGGAAGTGGTCTTAAATACGCCGCATCTTCTATTTTATTCTTATCAAGAAAGAAAGAGAAAGAAGGAACAGAAGTTATCGGTAATATTATTCATTGTAAGAATGAGAAATCAAGACTGACAGTTGAGAATAGAGTAGTAGATGTCATGCTAACTTATAAAAAAGGGTTAGATAGATATTATGGTTTAGTTGATTTAGCTATTAAATATGGTATTTTTAAGAAATCATCTACAAGAGTTGAGTTGCCTGGTGGCACTACTCAATTTGCGAAAACAATCAACAACAATCCAGAAAAATACTTTACAAAAGAAGTATTAGATAAATTAAACGAAGCAGCTCAACAAGAATTTTTATATGGCAACGAGATTAGAACAGACGATACTGAAGAATCTGATAACGAATGAAGAATATACTAGAAAAGTATTACCTTACATAAAATCAGATTTCTTTCAAGAAAGGGACGAGTCGTTCCTATTCAAACAAATTAGAGAATACTTTTTAAAGTATAAATCAGTACCCACGCCTGAAGCGTTGATAATTGACATTGATGAAAAAGATAATGTTGATGCTCAATTACTTTCAGAAACAATAAATCTTATTCAAGAAATAAAATCTGATACTTCAAATACACCAGAGAAATGGTTGATTGATTCAACAGAGGAATGGTGTAAAGATAGAGCTGTTTACAATGGAGTAATGAGTTCTATTGAAATTATTCAAGATAAGAATGGTAGTAAAGGTCAGATCCCTGATATTTTAAGAGACGCGTTATCAGTATCTTTTGATACAAATATTGGACATGACTTTTTAGATGATTGGGAACCACGATATGATTTTTATCATAGAGAAGAAGAAAGAGTTCCGTTTGATCTAGAATTGATGAATAAGATTACAAAGGGTGGAATGCCAAATAAGACTTTGAATATTTGTATGGCTGGAACAGGAGTGTTTATGTGTCATGTAGCTGCAAGTTGTTTAGTTCAAGGTAAGAATGTATTATATGTCACTTTAGAAATGGCCGAGGAGAAGATAGCTGAGAGAATAGATGCTAATCTATTAGATGTATCATTAAATGATTTACAAGATTTACCCAAGGCTATGTATAAGAAGAAGATTAAAAGAGTTCAAGAAAAGACTAAAGGGAAATTAATCATTAAAGAATATCCTACAGCTGCAGCCCATTCAGGACATGTTAGACATTTATTACAAGAATTAGATTTAAAGAGAAGTTTTAAACCAGATATTATATTTGTAGATTATTTAAACATCTGTGCTTCATTTAGAATTCGACCTGGTAGTAATATGAATACTTACACTTATGTTAAAGCGATTGCAGAAGAATTCAGAGGGTTAGCTGTAGAGTTTAATGTTCCGATTATGTCTGCTACTCAAACAAATAGGGCAGGATTTGTATCTACAGATATAGGATTAGAAGATACAGCCGAAAGTTTTGGATTACCAGCGACAGCTGATTTTATGTTTGCTTTAATATCTACAGAAGATTTACAAGAATTAGATCAAATCATGGTTAAACAATTAAAGAATAGATATAATGATCCAACATATCATAGACGATTTGTTTTAGGTGTTGATAGAGCTAAAATGAGATTGTTTGATTGTGAACAATCAGCACAAGATGAATTAGTTGATATTGGACCTGTTATGGATAAAACTGCTGTAGGTCAGAGAATTGCTGCGGAGAGAGTTGACGATTTTAAATATTGATACTGGACAACGCTGGTACACTTTTTGTATAATATATACATGAATAAAGAAATATGTACAAATTGTAAAAAAGAGTTTAATTTTAGTGATGAATATGATGAAAGATTTGAGGGTACTAAAGTTTTTAAATATCCAAGAACACCACGAAGGCAATTTTGTGGTCATATATGTAGTATAAAATATCATAATAATAATTATAAGTATGATCATTATTCTGCTAGAATAGATTGGAATGTGTTGTAACCGCGGGTACACTTTTAGTATAATATAGGTATGAGTAATAATATAAATGAACAAATAAAAGAGAGACTTTTCGAGGAAGCACTTGAAGAAAATCGTCTTGATTTGATTGCGGAATTAGAAATGGGAATTTACGAAGCTTCTTATATAAGCTTTGATAATTTGGCTGAGGCCGTCGCGAACAAGAGGTTTAATGAAGGCCCCGAATGTCCTTATTAAAGTAATGAAAAATAAAGAAACAACTATTAAGTTGGAACATATAGCGACTGGTCAAGAGAAAAATATCCCTATTACAGATAGAGAGTATTTACTATTGACTAACAACAGGGATATAGACGGTGCATCTGAAATGGGGTTTCAGTCTATGATTGATAGAGGCGTTTTAGATGATGAATGGCATCTAGACTTCTTTTTTGAAGGTGTGTATCTCGGAGATCAGTTAAGGTCTCATTAAGAAGATGAAAGTAAGACAAATATTTTTAGATCAAGATGGTGTACTAGCCGATTTTGAATCTGGCTTGACGAAAGCTCTTGGTTATAAAGTTGACTTAAAAGATAAAAAAGATGTTTATGAGGCTGAAAAAAGAAAATTAACAGCTCAAAGACTATTCTTAAACCTTGATCCTTTACCTGATGCTTGGAAGTTAGTAGATTATTGTATGAATTCAGGTATTCATACAGAGATATTAACAGCAGCAGGAACAGTAAATAGAACTCTGGTAATTCAAGACAAAATTGCTTGGATAAGAAGGCATATACACCCACATTGGATAGTTGTTCCTACATTTAAAGGTAGTCAGAAAGCAGCATTTGCACACGAAAAAGCTGTCTTGATTGACGATAGGCCAAAAAACATTTATGATTGGATAGAAGCAGGTGGAATAGGTATTCTACATAAGACAGCAGATGAAACAATAGAACAATTAAATGAAATTATCAACGCAGAATAAGAAAAAGGGACTTATCAAAGAAAAACCCCTTATGGAACTTCTCAATAGAAAAGTTGAATTGAGAAAAGAGCTTATAGTGCTCAAAAAACTACACGAATCAAAAAAAAGACAACTGGAATTACTAGAAAAAATAGAACAAATAGACCAGTTTATTACAACCCATAAAATTCAAAAGTAATAATAACATAAATACTGATTATGAAGTCTTTCGGACAAATAATCAGCGAACAGTTACCTAATGATAAGTTAGACAAACTTACTCATAATATTCCACTCTCTAAAAAGAGACTTAAAAAATTAGCAGGAGATTATTCTGCTTTTGAAGATTTTGATTTTGATAGTTGGCAATCATACCCATTTCCAAGCAATTCATCTAAAATTGTTATACATGAAATTCAATATTTAATTGGATTACAAGAATTCCGTAATCAATGGAAAAAAGATATAGTTATTGCTGATAAAAAAGTAATACAAGCATTTGGAGAATATCTTGATAAACATGAGTTAGAAGTTGACTTAGATAGAATTGAAAAATTAAGAAAACAATCTTCTCCTATATTATTATCACTTAAAAGATTTTATAACAGACCGAGACCGAATGTATTGGCAAAGAAGTTAGGTTTAGACTTTACATTTATTCCATTAAAGACAGCAGAAACACCTTCTTATCCATCAGGACATGCAACACAAGGAAGATTAGTGGCTAAATTAGTAGCTGATGAAGTTCCATTTAAACATAGAGCAGATATAATAAGAATTGGAGAAGATTTGGGTGAAGGTCGAATGATAGCTGGAGTACATTATCCTACTGATACAAATTTCGGACACTTATTGGCAGATGAATTATATAGATTAGCAAAAGACCCTAAAAAACCAGAATTAACTTTAGAGACATTAGAAGAAGGATTACTTAAAAAATTAACAAGAACATTTAATAAAATCAAAGGTTGGATAAATCGAGCCTTTAGTAAATTAAAAAGAATGGGACCTGGAGCTCCATCCCACTTAACAGTCAC